CTAAGTTAAAGTCTACAAAGAATTCCATTGCAGCAAGATACTTGTTTATCAATTTGTTCATTACAGGAACATATTGTTTGATAATCCTAGACTTGATACCAGTATCCATTAGTAATGTTCTTGCTGTATCAAATACTGATTGCTTTCTTCTTAGATCAACTCTTTGAGTTCTACAATCTTCTAGTTGTTCGTTAAGTTCTTTGAGCTTTAAGTTTGCTTTTCCGTCTTCACCAGTCTGCACTTGAATCTCTTCAAGCTCTGTTTGCAAACTTTCAATAATTTGTTCAATTGCTGTTGCAGTACTACCCTTATTGGAAGCATCTCTGGCAAGTTCGTCGGATTGTTCTTTAAGTTCTTTGAGTGCTGTGACACGAGAAGAGCTCTTACTAATTTCCTGTTCGAGCTGCTCAAGGCCGCTAGTTGTTTCGGAGATAGACGAATTGGCAACTTCGATTTGTTTTTGTTTGAATTCATCTGCTATCTCCTGTCCGCATGTATCACAACTATCGTTCTCTTCATAGAACTTAAGTTGCTTTTTCAGCTTGGTTAGTTTACTTTCTATTTGTGTTTCCAACGCTAAGAACTGTTGGATTTTATTACTTACATTTTCTAATGGGTTAGCTTGGTCAGCTAGTTCTTTAGATTGTTCTAGTAGTGCTTCTTGTTCATCTACAAGGTTTTCAACTTCTACTGTCTTTTCATTTATCTGATTCTGGATCTTGAGAATTACTGCCTCTTGATCCTCGTTAATCTTATCTATATATTCTTGTTGTACATCTATCTTTTCTGATACTAAGTTTATCTGATAATCTATATCTTGTAATTCATTTTTGTTTATTGCTATCTTATCTTTTAACAAAGCAGCCATTACACTAAAGATTTGTATATCAAGTAAATCTTCTATAACTGTTCTTCTGTCATTAGTTGATAGTTGCATGAACGGTACAAAGTTTCTTGATCCAAGTACTACAATCTGTGTAAATGATTTGTAGTTCATCTTTAGTATGTTTTGCTCTAATACTTTTTGATAGTCTTTAGTATGAGCATCTTGGTTAAGTAGTTCACCATTCTGATATACTTCAAATGTTCTTGGTGCATGACCTCTACATACTTTGAAGCTATTGGATCCTACTCTAAACTCTACTTCTACTTTTAGATGTTTCTTGTTTACACTATTGACTAGTTGTGGATTGTTTACCTTTCTAAAAGGTTTCATATACAATGCATAAGACAATGCATCTAAGAAAGTAGACTTACCAGCTCCATTCTCACCTACAATAAGAGTATCTTTATGTGTTGCTAAGTCTAACTCTGTCCATGTATTACCATACGACAGGAAGTTCTTGAATCTAATCTTCTCAAATATTATCATAATATATTACGAAACTTGTAAGGCTTCGTCATACAGCTTTCTTAACAAAGCTGTTAAATCTAATTTATCGTTCTTTATCTCTAAGTTATCAACATAAGTGTTGAGTATTGTTATTGTATCTTCTGCTTCATCAATAATGTCTTCATCATCTTCTAAGTCTAAATGTAAGTGATCTTGTACAACTTGTATTTGCATTGGATCAACTTTTTCTAGCTTTTCAATATACATATCAAACAAAGCTGGATTATCTTTATTCTTTATGATAACTTTTACAATACATCCATTGTAGTTATCAAACTCTTTTGTTTGTTCTAATAGACCAGCCATATCTAAATCTGTATCATCATACCATATCTTATGAAATAGTACATTAGGATTAGGTATAAACTCTATTGTCCTTGTATCTGTATCTAAGATATGAAAACCTTTTTGATCAGCATAATCACTCCAAGTAAGCTCATACGCTGTACCAAGATAATTTATGTTTCCATTCTGAGACTTATGATGATAGTGGCCACTACATACTAAATCAAACTTCTTTAGCCATGCATCTGATATACCATGATCTATAACAATAGACTTATTCATTTCATAACCAGATAGTTCTAAGTGTCCTAGAAGTATTTGAGCATCTGTCTTATCAGCCATTACAAAAGTTTGTTCTGAGTTAGCATCACATATCCAAGGTACAAACATTATCTTTGTTCCATCAAACTCTACAACTTCTGGTTGTACATATGTTGATATATTATCATACTCTTCTAGTAAAAGATCAATACTGTTTAGTTCTAATGTGTTCTTGTAATAGCTATCATGGTTACCAACCATGACATGCATATGAATACCTCTATCTGCTAATCCTTGAAAGAACATTTCTTTTGATCTTTTCAAAGAAGTAAATGCAATATACTTTCTTCGATCAAAAGTATCTCCAAGATTGATAACTGTATCGATACCTCGCTTATCTATTTCTGGAAAGAATACTTCATCATAAAACTTTTGCATATGATCTGCAATCTTCTTTGAATCATTTCTCGCACCGAAATGTTGATCTGTCACTAAAGCTATTTTCATTACATCATCTCATCTAATGCATCATAATCGTGATCTTCGAACACTCTTATCTTAAATGTACCGTCTGGCATATATTCTACTTCATGAGCAAAATCATAACCTTGCTCAGTTAGTTTGCCTACATTGATAGTGAATTGTCTATAGTCGTCTTTACTTAGTATTACTTCCGTCATTATTATCCTCTACAAAATTCTCTAATCCTTTTTTCTTCTTACGAAGTTCTTTTTTCTCTGCTTCTTTCTTTTCGAAGTTTTGAACAAAGTCTGTCATGTATGGTGTATCAAGATTAATATATGCTCCTTGGTCACCTTGTGATGCCCCGTCTGTATGTGTTGCGAGTTCATCAAATACAATTGATCTTTCTAATGATTTGTGTTTTATGTAGAGTTGTTTTTTCTCTCTTTGTATTCTTCTTAAGAATGCAAAGTAAATAATTTGTGTGAAGTATGCAAATGGATTAGTTGATTTCTCTGGATTGAAGTTGCCAATATAGTTGACACAGTTCTCAATACCATCACTAATCATTTCATCTCTGTATGTATAGTTTATAAAGTTTGGTCTAGTAGATAATCTATTTGATATCTTCAATAAACACTCACCAATGTATTCTGGTATCCTTGGTTTATCTGCTCCAGACTCTTCTGCTTCTTTTACTGAGTTTAAGTATTCAACCATCTCAGCGTATAATTTTTTATTGTCTACGTAATGTTCAGACTTTTTGTTTGCTCTTGGCATAATTAATGTATAGTTGTATTGGCATCAGGTATTTGTTCTTCATCATATTCTCCAAATTCCTCTTTACCAGTTATTGCTCTCTTTATAGTTTTTTGGATCATATCTTCTAATCTATTGTTATCATCCAACGTAACTACTTCACCTCTGTTTTCTGTAAACCTTTTATAATGCTCGATTGTATTATCCTCTAAATCGTACATTAAGGCAACGACTTTTGACTTTTTTATTACTGCTTTATTTACTTTTGTGAACATCAGCCAATGTGAAACGGACAACATAGGTCCTAGTGCTGAATTATTTTTATGAACTACTACTGGATTAGTAAGTGTAATCTCTAATGGTCTTGGACCTTCTTCTACTTGAGCAATAAGCTCTTCACCACTTACAAGTTTTATTGTTGCTAAATTATCCATTAGTTTTTTAGTGCTACCTTATATAATTTATATTTGAACTTCTCTTCATTATACATCTTTATTCTTTCTGCAAAGTGTTCTAATGTATAATTCTTTTTTGATCTCCATTGCATATTGTCTGCAATATCAAACAAAGTACATATCTGTTTTTCATCAGCAGTTCTTAGACCTCTACCTATGCTTTGTAAAACTCTAATTCTACTTTTACTTGGAGAACAAAATACTATATTATGTAATCTCTTAATGTTGACACCAGTACTAAATGTTCCAAAACTAGCAACTATGATAGCGTTGCTCTCTTGTTCTACTATGTGTCTTATCTCTTCTCTAGCACTTCCATCTACTTCACCACTTACAAAAAATATCTTTCTATCTTTGTCTATACTATTTCTGATAGTAGTTTCTATTTCTTGATAAAGAGGTTTACCATGCTTTTCTACAAATTGATATAACATCAATGTATTACCATTTAGACTCAATGCTAAGTTTCTAAGAAATCTATTCCTTGATTCGTTCCTTACCAAGAAGTCTACCTCGTCTTGGTATTTATCTTTTGAATGTAGTTTTTTAACTTGATCTGGATATTGAAGCTCTATACATTTTACATTAAACTCTGATAATGTTCCTTTCTTAATTAGTTCATCTGTCGTTGTAACTTTTTCTACAGATCCAAACAATCCTTCTAACACTAATCTATGTGTAAGTGTTCCATCTAAGGTTCCTGTGAAACCAAATCTATATGGAGTACCAACAAGTTTAGTCATTATAGAAGTTAGAGATTTACTTTTGAACAAATGAGCTTCGTCTCCTATAACTACATCAAACTGCTCGAACCATTTCTTTGGCATCTTATGTATTGATTGCCATGTACTAATTGTTATTGGATTATCTGTTTCTTTTTCTACACCTGCTGTAATCATATGTGGATCACCTTGATATCCATATGACTTAAAGTCTCCAGCCATTTGTTGTACTAATGATATAGTCGGAACAACTATCAATGTTTTTTTGTTTAGATATGCTGCAAGTAGATATATGATTAATGACTTACCACTAGCTGTAGGAGATAACATTAATGCTCTTTTCTTTTTTATTGCATGAGCAAATGCATCTAATTGATAGTCTCTAATCTCAAAAGGTAAATCTAATGTGCTTGCAAACTGTTTAGCTTCTTGTAAACTAAACTCGTCATCTGCATATGCTGGATCTATTTCTAAGTTGTAATCTCTTTCATCACAAAACTTTTGAACGTGTGGAAGTAATCCTGAGTATATCTTTTTTGTTTGAGCATTGAATAATCTTATCTTACCATCCCAGAATTTGTTTCTTACTGCTGGCATGAATTGCATACCAGGAACAGTAAAGGTAAAATAGTCTGATAGTTCAAAACATGAACCACCATCACAATCAATCGTCATGTAAACTTCGTTTACTTTTTTAACTGTTAATGTTTCCATTACGCTCCAACTTTAAACTTCTCCCAATTGATAGCTGCGTTAATGTTGAATCCTCTACTAATCAACGAGGTAATGATTGCTTCTAAGAATTTAACTTTCTCTTTTTGCATTGCAAGTTTAAGTTGGTTGTTTACCCAGTCTTGGTTTCTGTCAATATGATATTGTAAGTCTTGTTTTAGAATCTTAAGCTGACATGGTTCCCAGCCTCTATCTTGACACATCTCATAATCAAAATTACCTTGATAGTATTCCCAGAGGTCTGTATATAATTGTTTGCTTTCTAATTCTTGTTTCTTTAGTTTGAGTCTTTCTGTTGAGAATATCTTAAAGTACTTAGAATGAATCTGAGGTATACGAATAGCTTCTTCACCTAATTCAGTTCTATCTACATTAGCATCTTTACTCCACAGATTTTGAATTTCTTCTAGCGTCATATTTTTTCTCAAAGTATAATCGTATAGTTGCTTTTCTCCATACGGCAACCATAAACAAAGTCATAGTACTGGCTATTGTAATCTGTAACGCATTAAAAGACAACAGGTCAAGGCAAATATATACAATAATAAAGTTCAAAGGAAACATGATTAATGTTCCTAAAAATGTATCTATTACTGCCTCTCTTATGGCTCTCTTTTTATTTTCTTTCAATGTTAGCTTACAAAGTCAAATTTTCTAAATTTGAAAGTAGCTGTACATTCTACATAGTCAACATCTGATAATGTTGTATTGAAAGGTACGTCAGTTAATCCTGTTGGATAAACGTCAGTAAATTGAATCTCCTTGTTAGGATTCATGGCACTATTTAACACATGCAATGTTGCATCACTAAATACTTTTTCTTCACCCATTGGACTATCAATCTCTTTACCCCATGCTGTAGCTTGTCCTTCAGCTGCATCAAATCCATCTATTCTTGTTATAGATTTTATCCAGTTAAATATTTCCAAGTAGTTTGCCATATCCTCATCCACTCTAAATGTTACTACTAGATCACCAAATGTAACTAAGTCTCCAGGAAATTGGAGCTTAGTTGAAAAAGCTGTAGGCAATGGTAATTCACCAACTGTAATAGAAGGTATAGCAACAGCCTGTGCAAAGAAGTTTACCGTCGGCATCTTCTTTATTTGGAATCTATATCCTAGAGGGGATAAGAAATTAGTTGATTTTGGATCTGTATTAAAAGCCATAACAGTATTTATAATACACTATTATGGCTTATAAGTCAACTTACTTAGAATTTACAAAGTCGTTGAATTGTTTTGCAACAGTAATAACATCCTGGGCAGTCATTGGAGTTTGTAACTCCGTTGGATAATCTGGCCATGGAACGTCTTTCTGTTCCTGTGCTCTACAAACCATATTGTGATATCTGTCTGTAATTGCGTGTCTGTTATCTTGCAATAACCCTTGTGCTTGCGAAAGCAAGTCGGCTCTTATTTCATAGCCTGATTTTGATTCTGACATAATTCCTCCTGTGTGTATGTGTGTTACGTCAATATCGCCGGTGGGAGTCATGACTCCCCCGACTTGCATATAAGTATATGCTAATTGTATTTATAAGTCAACAGCTAATTGCTTATTAATTGTGATGATATCTTGAAGAAGATATCTTGCAGCGTCATTAGTATACTCAGAGAATCCATTCATATACATGAAGAATGATGGATCACGCTGAGCATCTTCATCATCTTGAACTACCCATCTAAGAGCTTGCATTCTATTCTCTGCACCAAGCTCTTGTTGGATCCAGAATAGTCTTTCTTCAAACTCTTCAAGTTTTTCAACTTCATGAGCTTTCTCAATCTCATATTGCTCGTTAGCATACTTATTGAGCTCATCAAGATCAACTCTAAGCTGCTCGACAGTTCTATTGTTATAGAAGTCGCCTCTAGGTCTCATCCCATAAGC